GGCTGGCGGGGCGCGGCATCTGCTACAGGCGACCAGGGCGCGGCATCTGCTACAGGCTGTCAGGGCGCGGCATCTGCTACAGGCTGTCAGGGCGCGGCATCTGCTACAGGCGACCAGGGCGCGGCATCTGCTACAGGCTTGCGGGGCGCGGCATCTGCTACAGGCGCGGAAAGCGTTGCTGCTGCGCTCGGCATTAATAGTAAAGCTAAAGGCGCTTTAGGATGCTGGATTGTGATTGCAGAATGGGAAAGCGACGAGAAATTTAACTGGCATCGTAAAGATGTGCAGTGCTTTAAAGTTGACGGTGAAAACATCAAGTCCGATACTTGGTACAAGCTGAAAAACGGCGAGCTTGTGGAGGTGTCCGAATGACCAGCTTTTGGGGCCACCAAGACAACCCCTTCCCGCCGGACGAACGCCGCTACCCCCGTTGCCCGGTATGCGGCGATGAATGCACCATCATTTATAAGCAAGGCAACGAGATTCTTGGATGTGACAACTGCATCACCCAGGACGACGCTTGGGAAGAACCTGCCTGCATGGAGGAAGATAGATAATGAACCTTTTTGAACAGCTTCAAGTCATGCTTACCGCTGCAAAGACGGTACAAAAGCCTGACGCACGATTTTTCACTGTTACAAATGGCGTTGTCGGCGCTTATTACAACAAAGACTTGTATGCGATTGCCGCATTTTACGGTGCCCGCCTGCACGCAAGCGCCCGCCGCCGCTACATGTCAAATTACACCCGCGCCAACGGCATCCGCGTAGAAGTACCCGTCATTCGTGCCATACCGCTGGAGCATACCTGCCCGCCGGAGTGCTACCGCATACACCTGACCACACCAGACCCGGAAGGAGAAGCAATCTAATGGATAAAGAAATCAAGCGCCCCCGCGCTCTTACGGCGTCCGATGTAGAGTGTCGCGTTGCCACCTGTAAAGCAAGTGGCGTGTCTCTTCTGCTCTATAAAACCGCCCGATGCGATATGCAAATTTTGGATGAAACATACGGCCCTATGAACTGGCAGCGCCGCCATTCTCGCGACAATGCGAACTGCACCATTGCTGTCTGGGACGATGACAAAAAGCAGTGGGTGGAAAAAGAGGACACTGGCACCGAATCTAACACTGAAGCCGAAAAGGGCCTTGCATCTGACAGCTTCAAGCGAGCTGGATTTAACTGGGGAATCGGGCGGGAGCTGTATACAGCTCCCTTTATCTGGATTCCTGCCGCCAACGCCGAAGTGACAGATTCCGGCCGTAAAGATAAATGGGGTAAGCCGATTTATCAATGCAACACCCGCTTTTCCGTCACAGCTATGGATGTTAAGGACGGCCGCATTACGGCGCTTACCATCGCTGCAAACGGAAAGATCGTATACAAAATGGGTAACGCCGAGCCACAGAGCGACACAAACGCAGCCGCCGCCCGCCTTGCCGCCCGCGCCGAGTGCCAGCGTGCCGTCAAATCCTACTGCCAGAAGAACAACGCTGATGAAAATGATGCGTGGAAACTCATTGCAGAGACAATCGGCAAGCCCTCTAAGGACTTCACGGCAGAGGACTGGAAGCAGGGGCAGCAGATTGCAGAGGCGTGGAAATGAAGCAACAAATCTCCATCAAACAGGCCGTTGTTATCGGCAACACAATCACGCTGGAATGTTCCCCGGCTGATTGCGATAAAGTCCGCGCTGTCATCGACGAAAACAAGCCCCTTGCCGCCGTCATCGGCACGGCCACGCAAAAGCGCAGCTTGTCTGCCAACGCTTATGCTTGGACGCTCATGAATCAGCTTGCCGCCAAAATCAACCGCCCTGTACTGGACATCTACCGCGATTTGATACGCGACATCGGCGGCAGCTCTGCTATTATCACCATTTCAGCCCCCGCCGCTAAGGCGTTTAAGGTCGGCTGGGAAGCGAAAGGCGATGGCTGGCAGGTGCATAAGTTGGACGAAATGGCAACCCCGCAGGGCGCGTTCTACACCCTGCAATGCTGGTACGGTTCCAGCGTGTTTGATACATCTCAGATGCACCGCCTGATTGAGCTGATCGTGCAGGAATGCCAGCAGCAAGGCATCCCCACCATGACCCCGGAAGAAATCTCCAAACTGAAAGGACTGACCGATGATGCGCCGACCGACACGCAATGAATACGGCACAAAGCTGGACAGCAACGGCTATGCACCCAGCATCATGCCGTTAAAAAGTTTTAAGTGCTACAACTGTGACAAGTATAAAGACACCGCCCGTCACGAAATCTTCGGCGGGCCGCTCCGCTCCAAATCCAAACAATACGGTCTCTGGGTCAATGTCTGCCCCACCTGCCATGCAGAGATTCACGGCAGCGGGCAGCTGCAAGCCGAGTATCATGCACTTGCCCAGCACATTGCTATGCAGCACTACGGCTGGACAGTGCAAGATTTCCGAAAACGCTTTTACAAGAACTACTTATAAGGGCGGTTGAAAGATGGCCGAATTAGCATACATCAAATTATGGGCAGAGTTTGAGAAATACTTTGGTGTACTCGGTGCCGTTGAAGTAGGGCGTCTGATACTTGGAGCGCAGGAATATGCGTTTCACGGAACAGAGCCACAGTTCACCGGGAGCGAACGGATTCTTTGGCCGGTATTGAAAGAATCAATCGACAAGGATAAGGCGTACAACGAAAAACAACAGTCTAACGGCTCAAAAGGTGGACGCCCAAAAAAAGCCAACGAAACCCAACAAAACCCAGAGAAACCCAACGAAACCCAAAATAACCCAACAAAACCTCACATAGTAAACAGAAAACAGAAAACAGAAAATATAACTACCACCACCACCAACGCGGGCGCGCGCGAGGAGCCGGAAGCAGATGAAGCCCTCAAGCGCTGCATTGCCTTCTATGAGCAGAACATCGGCGCCATCAACCGCGCTGTGTTTGATGAAATCCGCGCACAACTGCAGGAGGTGGAGCCAGACCTTATCTGTGAGGCAATCCGACAGGCCTGCTTGTGCAATAAGCCCAGTTGGAAATACATTGCTGCGATTATTTCCAACTGCATCAAGCGGAACATCCGCACCCGCGATGCCTATTTGACAGCAGAAGCGGAACGCAGAGCGCAGCCAACGCAGACACGCGCACCGCGCAGAAAGACCGCACAGGAAGAATTTCTGGAAATGGCAAAAGGAGGTGTACCCGGTGGACAAACAGCAGACGGCAGCACTTTTGGCAGTGGCAACAACCTACTGGCCGAATATTAACCGCAATACCAACACAGAAGCAATGGTTTCAGCGTGGGCAACATCCTTGCAGGACATCCCCTACAAGGCAGCAGAACGCGCCATTGTAGAGCTTTCTCGCAAGTGCGACTTTCCTCCATCAGTGAAAATGGTGAGGGACGAAGCGGCCAGACACGCCGTGTACAATCCGAAACTGAATTGGAGTATGCGCCTTGCATGGGTTCGCTACACGGAGCTCGGCATCCCTTTGCCGGGATGGTTTTTAACAGGCGTACGCCAACTTGGCAGCGCCGCACCAGAAGAATACAGGAAGGCATTGCCTTCAGGGAGGTAAATTATGCTGAATGTAATTGCAATTCAAGGCCGCCTTGCGGCCGACCCCGAAATGCGCCAGACCACTACCGGCAAGAGAGTCTGCACCTTCCGCATCGCTTGCGACCGGGGCCGAAAAGATGCCAACGGCAACAGCCAGACAGACTGGATTCCCTGCACCGCATGGGAAAAGACCGCAGAGTTTATCTACAAGTATTTCCAGAAAGGTTCTATGATTGCTGTTGATGGACGCTTGCAGAGCCGCCAGTATCAGGACAAGAACGGACAGAACCGCATAGCCGTTGAAATCGTGGCAAATAACGTGAATTTCTGCGGCAGTAAGGAAAGTTCCAGCCCTGCCCCGCAGAACGCCGCACAGCGCCCCGCAGCCCCCTCACAGCGCACGCAGGGCGAACCCGATGCGGACTACGCCACGATTGACGATGACGAGGGCGACCTTCCCTTTTAATTTTTGAAAGAAAGACAGGTGATGCACCGTGACACAATGTGACAGAATCCTTCGCCACTTAGAGAGCGGCGGCAGCTTGACCGCTGCTCAGGCCATAAGCGAGTACGGCATCTACCGCCTTGCCAGCCGCATCAACGATCTGAAAAAACAAGGCATCCCCATCCGTAAGCGGCAAGGAAAATCAAAAAACCGCTACGGAGAGAACTTCACATTTGCCGAGTATTACTTGGAGGAATAGAAAATGGGCAACGAGGGGTACATCAAACTGTAAACCGTTTCATATGTTTTGCGAGGTAGAAAAACATGCACGATAAATTTACCGATAAAGAGTTTTGCGAAAGATTCAGCACAGTAGCTTACAATAAAGCACTTGAATTTTTGAATGAAGCACAGGAACTTATAGGTTCTGCCGCTCAATTGTTCATCATATACAAGATTTACGCCGAAATGGCAGAGAGAATGAAAGAGCATGACCCGTTTTGAGATTATCGTATACTCACGCTCTACCGGCAATGTCCGGCATTCCTATGCCAACTACCATACACAGACGGCAGCCGAAAAGGAACTGCAAAAGGCAGGCTTTACCCAAAACCCGCGCCTGCCGGACATATGGTACAGCGAGAAGTACTACGCGAAAGTAAAGGAGATTGTACCGTGATACAAAAATACATAATCTCCCTGCCTCCTATCACAAAAAAGAACTCACAGCAGATACTTACCAATCACCGCACCGGCAAGCCGTTCATCGCCCCCAGCAGGCAGTACAAGAAGTACGAACAGGCCGCTATGTGGTATCTCACCCCAAAGCCGAAAGCCCCGCTGTCAGGTCGTTACCGCGTCGCCACGGTGTTTTACATGCCGACTCGCCGCAAAGTAGACCTAACAAACTTAATGGAGGCTGCCCATGACACGCTTGTAGCCGCCAAAATCATTGCAGACGATAACAACACCATCATCGCCAGCGTGGACGGCTCCCGCGTACTGTATGACAAAGCCAATCCACGCACAGAAATTTTTATCGAGGAGATGTCGGACGATGACCAGCCCGTGTAAAGACTGCCCAGACCGCCATGCGCACTGCCACAGCGCTTGCAATCGCTACGGCGAGTATGCGGCCATATTTGAGAAAATCCGCGCACAGCGGCTTGCAGATGCCGCAGCGGACGCGGCAGATGCAGAGCGCGGAATTAAGATCCGCCGCGATGTAAGAAAATACGGATTATACAAAACAGGAAAGAGTTGAAAGACGTGAAAGCAAGACTACACCCTACCCCGGCATTGCAGAAAGCCGTTGACGAATATGCCGAAGAAAAAATCAAGGACATTCAATCCCGCGCCTATGAAGCGGTAATGAAAGAGCGCAACGACATTGCCACAAGGGCAACATATCTTTGTTTGCTGGCCTGCTATCAGGCAGGTTTATCCAGCCGGACGTTGGTTAAAATCCAGAATTACATGACAGGGCCGGTGGCCGACAAATACAATGAGTACCGCAACGACCAGCTTGCAGACCTTTGGGCACAGGTAACACTACAGGGCATCGGCATTGATGCCAAAAAGACGGAGGAGCCGCTATGACAGTATCTAAATTCTGCGAGAAATACGGCAAGATGATGTGGGACGTGCAGCCCAGCAAGCGGTTTTGTGATACTTGCATAAAAGAAAAAGCAAGGCAAAAGGCAAAGCAGAACTACGAGAAAAAGAAAGCGCAGCAGCAAGGCGTTATTTCTGCCATGCAGGCAAAGAAGCTGGATAAAAAGGCAGCACTGAAACCCCGCATAAAATCCATTGAACAATGCGTAAGAGAAGCCGCCGCGCTGGACATCAGCTACGGCGAGTACGTCCAGCGCGGCTTAGATAAGGAGGATGCCAGATGAAACCGCAAGATTTTGTGAAAGAGTATAGCAGACTGTGTGACGCATACAGACTACCGCAGAAATCCGCGTGTAGAACAGATTGCCCGTTTATTGACATGGGATGCGCCTTTCCCGAAAATGTAAACATAAACCACCCAGAAAGATTTGAAAAAACGTACAACATCGTTGAAAAGTGGAGCGACACCCACCCCGTCAAGACCCGTCAGAGTGAGTTCTTGAAGTTGTTTCCTAATGCAGCAATAGGTGAAGATGATGGAATTTTGTGTATTAAACCTTGCACCATTGATGAAAGCATTGGATGCACAAATGGAAAAGACTGCGACGACTGCTACCGCAAATACTGGCTCGCGGAGGTAACCGACAATGACTGATATTACAACCTTACGCCCCGGCGAACACTTTATGTTCAAGAATTTTGAGTGGGTCTGCCTTGACCCGAACCACCATGACGGCGGCGTACTGGCTATTATGGCAAAGCCGTGGGCAAAAGATGTAAAGTTCTGCCCAAGTGATAAATTCGCCGATAATATGGGCAACTGGAATAACTACCGCACCAGTAATGTGCGGGGAATTCTATCTGATATGGCGAACGCTGTTTTCGAGAAAAAAAGTCTGCTGCCGCATACCCTTGACCTTGTAGCCGACAACGGTGACAGAGCTTATGGCACTGTACAGAACGATGTTTTCGTTCTAACCTGCGACGAGTACCGCAAGTACCGTGAGTTAATTCCACACTACGATGACTGGATTTGGACTGCTACTCCGTGGTGGTGCAGTTACAAGGATTCCGTCTTGGGTCGCGCTTGCAGCGTTCGCGTCGTGAGCACTGCGGGAAATTTTAACAGAGGCAATGCGTGCTACGGTAATTCCGTCGTCCCTGCTTGTATTCTCAATCCTGCACACCTCAATCTGCGCCAGAGTATGGCATATGTAGAGGAAAGAGAGGAGAAAGAAAATGAGACTGATTGATGCAGATGAATTACGCGAATATTGGCTCTATAACGGTCTGAACGAGAATATATACGATACGAACGATGTGCTTTACAGTATTGATGACCAGCCAACCATCGACCCGGAATCCATGCGGCCTACGGCACATTGGATAAGCGAGGATATGTTTGCGGAGAAAACGAATACGAGTGTTCCGCTTGTCACGAGACAGAGTGGAGAACAAGCGCAAGCCGTATGAAGTATTGTATGTTCTGCGGTGCAAGGATGGTGAACACAGATGAAAAACATTGTACTTGATGGAGATAGGATTGCTGAAGCTATCCAAAAGGCAAAAGATAAAATGATAAATGGAGAATATGACAACAATGATTTGATTTTGCGCGGCGATGCGTTAAAAGCAATCAGACAGAAGTGCATTAGCGAGCATTTGCCTTTTAAATCAAATACGCCAGTTGGCGCGCTGGTTCTTGATGCTCTTGCTGCTGTATATCAGGTTAAACCATATAAAGAGGAGTCTAAAACGACCGTTTGGCACGATGCACAGAATGACCCGCCTAAAGAAAATGGCGAATACCTGTGCTACTACGAATACTTCCGTTATGGTAACTACTACTGCATGTACCGTACAATTGATCGTGGACATTTTTTCAATGGTCAATGTGGCGGTGAGCCTACGCGTGGAACTAGCACAAAAGTCCTCAAATGGACAGAACTGCCGCTCCCCGAACCCCCGGAGGTGACCCCATGACAAAACAGCAACTAGTTGATGAATACGCCCGCGAGCATCTTTGCGCGACATGCGAGTGGAAGAATGGCAATATTTGCACGTTGCCGCGCTGCATGAAAGTGGAAGAAAGGAGATACAATGACCCGAGAAGAATTCAACCAAAAGAAAACGTGGCTATGGAGATACCAACGCAGCAGGAATTATGAACGGCAGCTGCGCCAGCAGATACAGAGCGAACGTGAACGGGCAACAGCGACCACGAAAGCATTGTCCCCCGTTGTGGTATCTGCTGGCGGTAAAAATAAAATCGAGGATGCTGTTTGCAGAATCATGGAGCGTCAAGAAGCTCTATACAAGCAGATTATTGACACCGAGATGCAACGGGAAGAAATTGAAACCGCAATAAACTCTGTGCAAGACCAAATGCAGCGGGATGTTTTGCGGGAGCGGTATATTGTCGGCACACCGTATTGGTGGAAGATTGCTATAAATCTAAATATTTCCGAGCGATGGGCAAAAAAATTACACCGCGCTGCAATTGAAAATCTGTGCACTCCAGTTCACTTTTAACCTGTTATTATAGATATGCTGGATGATGTAGGAACAGGACAGCCTACGACATTGCTAAAACCTCTTTTCTTTATTGTTTCAATTTTCCTATTCTTATAGCCGGCAGCCCGGAAAGACGGGCATTTTATATGCTACATAGCCAGCCGCAAACTTGGCCTGACAAGTCAATACGGCAAGGGCGCTGCGTTCCGACGTAACGGCGCGGCAAAGGTGCAAGACCTATGTGTAGTACCAAGGCCGATGATACGGGTAAAGGTAGCAGGGCCGGACGCGGCAATTGTGTTCCCCGTTAGGCAACCGCCACGAGCCTACTGATAGTGCGTAACATGTGGCGGGTTCTGAACAGCCCCCTAGCGGTAAGCGACCCTATAATTGGGCAGCGCTGATGCTTTGGGGCTTATATATGCCGTACAGCACATGGAGCGTGCAGCCATTTAGCATGGAGCCGTACTTGCCGTCTAGTAGGGCGCTAGATAGCTTGCGATTACTAAGATTTTATTTTTTTGGAGATTTCAAATGTGTGATAAAGTATCAATTTTGGGCTGTAACTGGGACATACACGAGTCGAATGAAACTCAAGAGCCTAGGCTTGTGGGTGCCGACGGGTTTTGCGATGATTCTGCAAAGGAAATATTCGTTGATTCTCTCGCAAAGGTAGACAAATCCTGTGCGAAGAAAAATCTTGAAAGCTACAAGAAAAAGGTTCTTCGTCACGAAATCACACACGCCTTTTTGTGCGAAAGCGGTCTTGCTGAATGTTCAGATTGGGCAACGAATGAAGAAATGGTTGACTGGATTGCAAGACAGGGCTTGAAACTTTATGAGGCATGGAAACAGGCGGAGTGCGTGTAAACATTGTTGTGATTTTTTACGCGGAATATAAATAGAGGAAATTAAAAAGCGTTGCAGAGCTTGCTACTTTGCAACGGGTGAGACCGGCATAGCATATACCGGTAGGGCGGGAACGCGCTTTTCCTCCGGCGCAAAGGGGTTTGGAGGGATATAAGCCTACACAAATTGTGTGGGCTTTTTGCATTTTGGAGGATATTTGCAATGAACATCGTACAGAAACCACTATCCGAAATTACACCGTATGCGAAGAACGCAAAAAAGCACGACCAAACCCAAATTGACAACGTTGCAGAAAGCATCAAGCAGTATGGCTTTGTGCAGCCGATTGTTGTTGACAGGGACGGCGTGATTGTCATCGGGCATTGCCGCGCACTGGCTGCAAAAAAGCTGGGTATGGAAACCGTGCCGTGCGTGTGCGTGGACGATTTGACACCTGAACAGGTCAAGGCGCTGCGGCTTGTGGATAACAAAAGCAACGAGAGCGATTGGGACTTTGACCTACTGGCGGATGAACTGCCGGAGTTGGATTTGTCTGCATTTGACTTTGACTGGGGCTTGCCGGATGACCAAACGGAAGAAGTCGTTGAGGACGATGTACCAGAGGTTGACGAAAAATCCGAGCCGATTACCAAGCCGGGCGATATTTGGCAGCTTGGGCGGCATCGGCTGATGTGCGGAGATAGCACAAAACCAGAGAATGTAAATGCCCTTATGGGGGGGGCAACTTGCAGATATGCTACTCACAGACCCGCCTTATGGAGTTGATTATACTGGGAAAACCAAGGACGCACTCAAAATTGAAAACGATTCGAAAAGTGATGATGAGTTTATTGCATTTTTGCAAGCGGCGTTTTCGTCTGCTGATTCTGTGATGAAGCCGGGGGCTGTATTCTACATCTGGCACGCCATTCTAAAGACATACGCCTTTGAATCGGCGTGCCAGATGGCGGGATGGGAAGTCAGGCAGGTTCTTATATGGGTCAAGAATGCAATGGTTATGGGTAGGCAGGACTATCAATGGAAGCATGAGCCGTGCCTTTACGGCTGGAAGTCTGGCGCTGGTCATTTGTGGGCGTCAGACCGAAAGCAAACAACCGTGCTGGAATTTGACCGTCCAACAAAAAATAAAGAGCACCCAACAATGAAACCTGTGGCGCTTTTCGATTATCAAATCAAAAACAACACTAAAGGCGGTGACGCCGTGCTTGATTTGTTTGCTGGCAGCGGGACGACGGTTATTGCGTGTGAGCAAAACGGTCGGGATGCGTATGCAATGGAGTTCGACCCAAGATACTGTGATGTGATTGTAAAGCGATGGGAAACCCTGACGGGGAATAGGGCGGTGCTGTTAAATGACAATTAAAGAAGCGCGAAAAATAATCGCAAAGACAGACAGCCCGTACTTAAAAAGGGATATGCAGAAATTCATTCAACGCCAAAAGAAAAAGGAGGGCGTTTATGGCAAAAACAGGACGCCCGAGAAAAGAGATAGACCAAAAACACTTTGAATCTCTATGCGCGTTTCAGTGTACTAAAGAAGATATATGTGATTTTTTTGGCGTAACGGACAAAACGATTGATGCGTGGTGCAAAAGGACATACAAGGATAGTTTTTCCGTAGTTTTCAAGCAAAAGCGCGGAAAAGGAAGATGTTCCTTGCGCCGGCATCAATTTGCGCTTGCCGAAAAAAACGCAAATATGGCAATATGGCTCGGCAAACAGTATCTGGGGCAGAGCGATGCGCCGGAACAGAAAGAAGATAGTGGGGTGCAAATCATAGATGACTTGTAAATTGTCGGATATGGTTTCCCCTTGCTTTAGAGAAGTTCACCGCGAAATCAAGGCGGGCAATGTAAAAGAGCTTGTCGCAAAAGGCGGGCGAGGTAGCACAAAATCCAGCTATATAAGCATAGAGCTGATTTTGCAGCTAATCAAACATCCGCAATGCCACGCGGCAGTGTTCCGCAAGGTCGGCAACACACTGCGCACAAGCGTTTATGCGCAGATTGTCTGGGCAATCAATGAGCTTGGTTTGCAAAACCGTTTTCGTTGCACAGTCTCCCCTATGGAATGCACCTATTTGCCGACAGGGCAAAAGGTGCTTTTTTTTGGCATGGACGACCCAGGAAAAGTAAAGTCAATCAAGATGCCGTTCGGCTACATCGGGATTGCGTGGTTTGAAGAGCTTGACCAGTTTGACGGTGAGGAGCAAATCCGAAATGTGGAGCAATCCTGCTTGCGCGGCGGTGACTGGTTCATCACGTTCAAGAGCTTCAACCCGCCCGCAATGGCGCGGAACTGGGCGAACGGCTACGCGCTGAAAGCTCGCGAAGGCAAGCTGGTACATCATTCCACCTACAAGACAACGCCTACGGAATGGCTCGGAGAGCGGTTCATGACCGATGCTGAATACTTGGAGCGCACAAACGAAACAGCATATCGGCATGAGTATCTTGGTGAGGTTGTCGGCAGCGGCACGGCAGTATTTGAGAATCTGCGCATTGAGAAAATCACCGATGAACAGATTGCCAGCTTTGACCGCATCAAGCGCGGCGTGGACTGGGGCTGGTATCCTGACCCTTGGGCATACAATGCTATGCACTATGACGCGGCGCGGCGCACGCTGTACATCTTTGATGAGCTGACACGGCGCAGAACCAGCAATAGGGACACGGCACAGCTGCTTTTGGATAGAGGGCTGACGCGCGAGGACAAAGTCTGCGCGGATAGCGCAGAGCCGAAATCCATCGCCGACTATAACAAGTACGGCGTGAAAACATTCCCTGCCCGCAAAGGGCCGAAATCGGTTCGCTATGGCACAAAGTGGCTGCAAATGCTGGAAGCGATTGTCATTGATCCAGAACGATGCCCGGACACAGTAAAGGAATTCAGCGAGTACGAATACGAGCGCGACGCTAAAACGGGCGAAGTGCTGGAGGGCTATCCCGACATCAACAACCACCACATCGACGCGGTGCGGTATGGGATGGAAAGCACAGCGAACAAAGCCGGAGACAATACGGCAATGAAGTATCAAAGCATTTACAGATAGGCGGTGAGGGAAAATCAGAACATATCAAGACTTTGTGGCGGTCGGTGAAGATGAACGTTCCCGCATGGGGTTTGTGTTTGACACCATCAACGATTTTAAAGGCCAGAAAAAGACGCGGGACATGCTGGATGCAAAGCTGTACTATTGGGGCGAAAATCCCACAATCAACCGCTACGAAAAAATGGTGTACGACCTTGAGGGAAAAGCGCATCCCGATATGTACACAGCAAACCACAAGATTGCCAGCAAGTTTTTTGGATTTGTTGTAGATCAGGAAGTTTCTTACCTGCTGGGCAACGGCGTTGCGTTTAACAGTGAGGCCACAAAAAAGGCACTTGGCGCTACGTTTGATGAAAATATTATGGATGCTGCCCGCCATGCGTTGATTGGTGGGCAGTCTTTCGTATTCTGGAATCTTGACCATATTCAGGTGTTCGCGCCGGAGCAGTTTGTGCCGTTATACGATGAAGAAGACGGCGCACTAAAAGCTGGAATCCGGTTCTGGCAGATTGACCCGGACAAACCGCTGCGGGCAACTCTGTACGAGATGGACGGTTACACTAACTACATCAAGCCGCGCAACGGTGAAGTGCGCAGGTTAAACTTAAACGGAAAACTGCCGTACAAGTTGAAAGTTCGGTACTCGGAGATTGACGGCACAGAAATTTATGACGGCGAGAATTATCCCGGATTTCCCATTATCCCGCTGAAAAACGGTGAACTGGCACGCAGCGAACTGTGCGGCAGAAAAAACACCGTTGACGCGCTCGACCTTGCCAGCAGCAACATGGTCAACAACGTGGATGAAGGCAATCTTATCTATTGGGTATTGACGAACTGCGGCGGCATGGATGAAATTGACGATGCAAAGTTTGTGGAGCGGCTTAAAACTACCCACGTTGCCCATGCAGATGGTGATGAGGGCGCAAAAGCAACGCCGCAAAGCATTGAAGCGCCGTTTCAGGGAACGCAAGCCACCATTGACATGCTGACCAAAAAGCTGTACACGGATTTTCAGGCGTTTGACGCATCTGCCGTGAGCGCCGGAAACCAGACAGCAACGGCTATTAAGGCAAGCTATGTTCCGCTGGATTTGAAAACAGACAAATTTGAGAGTTGGGTCTCGCGCTGCATTAAGGGCATTTTGGCAATTGCTGGGCTTGATGATGAACCAACTTACACGCGCAACCAGATTATCAATAAGCAGGAAGAGGCGCAGACTGTGCTTCTCGGCGCAGAATACTACGACGCTGAGTACACAACCAGAAAACTTCTGACCATTAACGGTGATGCAGACCAGTACGAAGACTTGATGCGGCGAAAGGCGGCGGAGGAAATCAACCGAATCCAAATGGAGGTAGAATGATGAGGGCAATATCTAAGATCCAAGAAAAGTGCATGACGTGCTCCAATGTTGATAAGTGCTCTCATAAGTGGATGGAGGCATGCGCCTATTACGAGCATAGAAATATGGCCGAATCAGCAGCGATGCCATCAAAATCAGATATGGCAGCCCCCGTTCTCATGGAAACAGTCAAGACGATAGTAAATGGACAGGTCGTGAATGTCTACAAGGACGAAATTGAAAGGGAGCTATATAAGCACCTGTACGATGGCTTGCATTGCAAATTTATCAATTGAGCATAGGGTATCGAGATATGCCAAAAGCAGACGAAGGTCATAAGCTGACCGACAAACAGCTTGCAGAGCTGGAATCAAGGATTTCCAAGTTGTACAAGCAGGTAGCCGATGAATTAAGCGATACCGTGACCGCGTATTTCAAGCAATTTGAAAAGCGCGATGCTGATATGCTGGAAAAGGTCAAAAACGGAACGATTTCAGAGCCGCAATACAAGCAATGGCGGCTTGCGCAGATAGGGCGCGGAAAGCGTTTTGAAGCCCTGCGCGATAAAGTTGCGGAAAGATACACCGATGCCAATGCAACGGCTGTGGCCTATGTCAATGACGCAACGCCGGGCATTTACACGCTGAACCGCAATTATGCAGCTTACAAAATCGAGCAGGTTTCCGACAAAGCAGATTTTACGCTGTGGGATGAGCAGACCGTTAAACGTCTGATTGTTGAACAGCCAGACTTGATGCCGTACTACCCGCCAAAGCGGGCATTGCGGCGCGGAATTGACCTGAAATACGGCAAGCAACAGATTACCGCCAGCGTGACAAGCTCCATCCTGCAAGGCAAAAGCATACCGAAAATCGCCAACGATTTACAAAGCCGTATGCAGGATATGAACCGCACAAGCGCTATCCGAACCGCTAGAACGGCGGTTACAGCAGCGCAGAACGCGGGAAGGCTAGATACTTACCGCGCCGCACAAGACATGGGCATAAAGCTGAAAAAGCAATGGCTGGCAACGCTGGATAACCGCACACGCCATGCGCACGCGATGCTGGACGGTCAGACAGTTGACAATGACAAGCCGTTTAAAGTAGACGGCTATGAGATTATGTTTCCCGGCGATGCAAGCGCACCGGGCTATTTGGTGTATAACTGCCGATGTACTCTAATTGCAGCGCTTGACGATGTGCCAAAACCACCGAACCCGCTGCGCCGTGCACGCGACCCGGAAACGGGAAAGAGCATACTTGTATCAGATATGACCTATGCGCAGTGGGAAAGCTGGAAGGAAGGAGCTGTGCAGAACACTGGAAAGATTGAAAAATGAAAATCATCTTTGACGACCACAGCGACGAGGTGCTTTCAGCCCTTGACGCTGCCCTTGCACGCGGGCTTGAAAAATGCGGGCTTGTGGCTGAAGGGTACGCTAAAAAGCTATGCCCCGTGGACACAGGCAACCTACGCAACAGCATTACTCATACAGTAGCAGACAACGGCGAACGGGCTGCCTACGTGGGCACAAACAGCGAATACGGCGTGTATGTGGAGTGCGGCACGGGCATTTACTATCCTGGCGGCAGACAAACGCCGTGGGTGTACCAAGATGCAAAAGGCGATTGGCATTTGACGCACGGCCAACGGGCAAAGCCTTTTATCAAGCCTGCCGTTGCCGAGCACGGCGAACAGTACAAAAGAATCATCGAAGCAGAGCTGAAAGGCAAATAAGCCGCTCGGCTCTTTTTATTGGGAGGAAAGCACATGAAAAAGATTCTTTATATCGCAATCACGATTATGGCTGCGGCGCTGCTTTTGTGCGGCTGTTCCGAAGCCGCCAAAGCAAACTCCAATATTTCTAAACAGGCCGATTACTTTGAGAGCGAACGAAAAATCACCGTATACAACGCCAGAACAGACAAGGTCATTATGGAAGCCGAGGGATATATGTCTATCTCCAACAATTCCAGCAACGAGCTTGTCTGCACTGTAAAGGTTGGCCCCGATACTTACAGGAAAAATTACATCTACCTAAATGACTACACAATGTATGTTGTCGAGGATATTACAGGAACACACACAGACCCGTATCATTACAAGCTGTATTTCCACACAAATGTGTTGCCCAGCGTTGAAGTGAAACCGTAAAAGGCAAGGTTACATAGCAACTACCGAGATTTTATCGGCGGTTGCTATTTTTATACGCAAAAACAGCGAAGAACTGCTGTTTTGAATAAATGCTAATGCCGAAGGACCGGCACCGAAGAAAAGGAGCAAAACAACATGGCAATTACCCGTAAGCTGCTTAAAGGCATGGGGCTGACCGAAGAGCAGCAAGACACTATTATCGAGGCCCACACCGATACCGTGAATGGCCTGAAAGCGGACGTTGACCGCTATAAAGCTGATGCGGAAAAACTTCCCGGCGTTCAAAAGGAACTGGACGACCTGAAAGGAAAGGGCGATGACGGTTACAAGGAAAAGTATGAATCCGAGCACAAGGCTTTTGAGGATTACAAAAAGACCGTTGATGCCGAAAAGACGACCGCTGCCAAAGAAAAGGCAGTGGAAGCCGTGCTGAAGAAAATCGGCGTATCCGAAAAGCGCTTGCAGAGCGTGGCGAAGCTGGCAAAGGCTGACGGCCTGCTTGATGCGCTGGAGCTGAACGATGACGGAGCTGTGAAAGAGGCTGACAAGCTGGAAAAGAGCTTGAAGGACAGTTACAGCGAGTACATCACCACCACCAGCACAAAGGGAGCCGACACGCCCACCCCGCCCGCCAACAGCGGCGGCGCAAATCTCACAATGGCCGACATCTACAAAAAAGATGAAAAAGGGCGCTATGTCATGGATTATGAAGCACGCCTGAAGGCCATCGAAGAAAATCTGAACAACCAGAACACATGAAAGGAGCCTTAAAATGGCAGCAACTAAAGTTGAAACCCTGACCACCCCCCGCGACAGTTTGCCCAATGTCTACACCGGCGTGACTGCTCGCGAGCTGGATTTTGTGACCCGCTTTGCCGACAACTGGGAGGCACTGCGGGAAATCTACGGCATCATGCGGCCCATCCGCAAGCAGGCGGGCACCTCGCTGGTGTCTTACACCGCTAGCGTTGCGCTGGAGAGCGGCACTGTGCCCGCCGGTGCTGTAATCCCCTATAGCAAAACCACTATCACCCCGGCCACAAAGGAAGACATCACCCTGCAAAAGTACGCAAAAGCCGTGCCCATCGAGGATGTGGACAAGTATGGCGCGACTATTGCCGTACAGAAGTCCGACGATGCTTTCCTCACCAAGCTGCAAAACGAGGTGATGAGCAAATTCTACACCTTCCTGAACACCGGCAGCCTGACCGGCGAAGCTGCCTCCTGGCAGGCCGCTCTGGCGAAGGCACAGGGCGAGGTGCTGAACAAGTTTGCCACCATTCAGAAGGATGTGACCGAAGTAGTCGGCTTTGCGAACATCCTGGATGCTTACGACTATCTGGGCAGTGCGCAGGTGACCGTGCAGAACGCTTTCGGCCTGACCTACATCAAGAACTTTATGGGCTATAGCACCCTGTTCCTGCTGCCCGCAACTCAGATTGCCCGCAACAAGGTCATTGCAACCCCCGTTGAGAACATTGACCTGTACTATGTTGACCCCTCTAGCGAGTTTTCGAGCCTGGGCCTGACTTACACCGTGAGCGGCGAAACTCCCCTGATCGGCTTCCACGCTCAGGGCAACTATGGCACTGCTGTTGGTGAGAGCTTTGCGGTTATGGGCATGGCGCTGTGGGCCGAGTACCTGGACGGCATTGCGGTTATCACTGTCAATCCTGCTGCGGCTAAGGCCGCTGTAAACACCAAGGGCTGATAAAAGGAGGCAGCGTAATGCTTGAAGAATTGATGCGTGAGTGCCGGAACTGGTTTGTTGCGCCGAATGGCGTTCACCTTGGCACATTTACAATCAAGGATGGTAGCGTTTCGCTGCCTTTTCTTGTTCTCGGGCAGTATTTCCGCATTGTCGGCAGCGTTTTTAACGACGGCGTTTACGAGTATGGCAACGTTTCTCTGCAGGACGAAACATTTGAGGGAGCTGTCTGGGCTTTAAGTGTTCCGCCTGCATTTATAAAGCTTTCCGAAGAAATCAAAATCTGGCGCGACCAGTACGAAAACGCCGCAAACAGCCCATTTCAAAGTGAGAGCTTTGCGGGATATAGTTACACCAAATCGAGCGCGAACGGCAATTCTGGCGGCTCTGTGACGGGCTGGCAGGGCGTGTTTGCGTTCCGGCTAAACAAATGGAGAAAGCTATGAGCCTTTTAGATGATTTTTCGCGCAGCTGCATCATTATGGACAAACTGACAAAGCCTGACGGCGAGGGCGGCTATGCTACCGAGTGGAGCGAGGGCGCAGAGTTTGCGAATTACGTTGCATTGGACAGCAGCCTTGAAGCACGGCAGGCCGAAGCGCAGGGTGTGACCAGCGTGTATACCGGCATTGTGCGGAAAGATGTGCCCATCGAGTACGGCAGCGTGTACAAGGACGTGACGACCGGGGCATATTTCCGGGTCACGAGCCGCCCGGAAGAAAAGCGAGCTCCGGCAAGCGCTTCCCCGATGCTGCAAAACCTAAAAAGTTTTACGGCTGAACGATTACGGGAGGGATTGCCGACATGACAAAGGGCGCTGCATTACAGCAGTTTTTCGGGCAGTTTATGACCGCATACGCCAGCAACGCCGTGCCGGATGACGCTGTACTCCCCTACTTGACCTATGATGCTGTGTTTGACGCATGGGGCGGCGGTGCGGTATCGCTGACGGTCAACATGTGGTTCCATACCACGAGCGAAGCGGTGCCCAATGCAAAGGCGCTTGAGCTTTCGGACGCGCTGGGCATTGGCGGCGTGACGCTGCCGGTAGATGGCGGCTTGATTTGGTTAAAACGCGGCTCCCCGTTCTGCCAATCGCTGGCAGATGACACAGACAAAAACCTAAAACGGCGGTACATTAACGTTACCGCCGAATTTTTATGCCTAAATTGAGGTGAAAGCATGAAATTTACTCGTATTCCCGAATCTGCGTTTAAAGAACTGGTCTTGAACGCGGGCTATCTTGCAACTACGTTTGACCCGGCTGCCGGTACTGCGCCGGAAGAAAGTGCGCTGCTGGGCGCTACGACCGGCGGCATCAACTTTACGGCTGTGCCGAGCTTTACCGACTTCGGCGAGGATATCGACAACTGCCCCAAGAACATGAAAGAGCTGAAGCAGATTGAATCGTGGGAAGTCAAGTGCAGCGGCACTTATGTTTCGGCATCGGCAGAGAATGCCAAGAGCATGCTTGGCGCTGCGGATGTTACGACTACTTCCAAGGTGTCCAAAATTACGCCGCGCAACGACTTGAAAGACAGTGATTTCACGGATTTGTGGTTGCTGTGCGACTATTCGGACAAGCACGGCACTACGAATGGCGGTTTCTGTGCCATTCACATGCTGAATACGCTGTCCACCGGCGGTTTCAGCTTGCAGACGGGAGACAAGGAAAAAGGCCAGATGAGCTTTGAATACACGGCGCACTACTCCATCACCGCGCAGGACACTGTGCCGTGCGAGGTGTATATCAAAGCAGGAGAGGATGAAGCCTAATGCGGATTTTTTCTGAACTTAGCACCGATGAAGCACTGGAAGTTGTATTGCAGATCGCGCAGCCCATCACAAACCTGATTGATGATGAAGCGCTTGTGAAAGAGATGCAGAAAGCGATGCCGAAGGGCGAAACGACCCGCATTGCAATGCAGCGTTTCGGCCTTGCGAAAATCGTTAAGTTGCTGAACATTGCGTTAAAGCAGCACCGCGAGGATGTATACGCAATCCTTGCACCGTTTAACAGTCTGACGGTGGAAGAAATCGGCAAACAGAATTTCCTTGTCACCTGCAAGCAAGTTTACGTCCTGGTAAACGATAAGGGCTTTGTTGATTTTTTCAAATCGTATCTCGCTGGCGGGCAGAACAAGTAATCCCTGTACTACTAAAAATGCCGAAACTGAGCGCAAAAGCGCTTGTGTCGGCGCTGCCTTACGCTTTGAAAGCTGATTTTGAAGAACAGCTTTACAAGGTGTACATGACAGACAGTGCGTGGAGCCTTGTGGTAGCTGTGACAGGCGTAACGGACAGGCCAGCGAGATATATTGACATTATCCACCCGCCCAAAGTGGATACGAGGACACCAGAACAGGTGCAGGCGGATTTCAAAGACTTTGCGGCGCGGCATGGGTTGAAAGAAGCAGAGAAAAAAGCCGCCCAAACAGAGGGCGGCTAAACTTAGAAACAATTTTTGATAATGGCTTTATAGGTTGGCTCGTCAACTTCCAACAGGAAGCGCTTGCCGCTGTAACGCCATTGCGGGTCATCTATAAGCTGTATAACAACCTGATAAACGCCTTTTTGCTTGGCAGTCATTGCACCGGCAACCATGCCAGCACCACCAAACAAAGCACCGCCGACCATGCCGCGCATAACGCCGGAAGCCATAGATGTTTTGTGAGTTTCATCTACCACAGAGTAACCGGCAACAGTACGGCTGTTTAGTTCAAGTGCTGATAGCCCACCAACGTCCATAGAGACTTTTCCAAATGAAACAGACACTTTTTTGCCCATAAAATCACCGGCGATTACCGCATTCTTTGCTTTTGCCATAAAAAACACCTCCTATTGCTTAGAATACAGCAAATAAAGCAAAAATTCAAGAAGGGAGTGATAGATTGGACGTTTTTAACTTATATGCAAAATTAAGTCTGAATACAGACGACTATGAAAAAGGCGTCGAGAAGGCAAAAGGCGGCGCATCGTCTTTGATGGACGTGTTTAGCGGTACGCTGCTTGGAAATGTCGTTTCGGACGGTTTGCGGAATGTAACCAACGGAATTACGGAAATCGGGAAAACCGCTGCAAACATGGCCGTGTCAATCGGCAAGGCATCGTTGGACAGCTATGCAGACTACGAACAGCTTGCAGGTGGCGTGGAAACGCTGTACAAAGATAGCGCGGGAATCATAGAGAACTACGCAAAAGACGCATACAAGAATGTGGGTCTTTCAGCAAATGATTACATGGAAACATCCACATCGTTTGCGGCGGCACTGGTTTCAAGTTTGGGTGGTGACACAGAAAAAGCCGCGCAAATGGCAAATACTGCAATTTCGGATATGACCGATAATGCGAACAAGATGGGTACGAATATTTCGTCCATTCAAGACGCATACAACGGCTTTGCGAAGCAGAACTACACAATGCTTGACAACCTAAAACTGGGCTACGGCGGTACGCAGGCTGAGATGAAGCGGCTTATCAAAGAAGCTGCTGCCATGAAAGACACGCAGAAAGAGCTTGGCGTAACGGTCGATTCAACCAGTATGTCCTATGCGAACATTGTACAAGCGATTCATGTCGTGCAGGCCAACATGGGCATCATGGGAACGACCAGCAAGGAAGCTGCAACTACAATTCAAGGCAGTACAGCGTCGATGAAGAGCGCTTGGGAAAATCTTTTGACCGGAATTGCAGACCCGGAGCAAGACTTTCAATCCTTGGTGGACAACCTTGTTGACAGTGTTATTACTGCCGGGAACAACATTATACCGCGCATCAAAGAAATTGTGCCTACTTTGATTGATGGCTTGAGCGAACTGGTCATACAGCTTTCGCCTTATGTAAGCAGCGTGATTATGGAGCTTGAACCGACTATTGAAGAGGGATTGAAGGCACTTTTCGGCGGGTTAAGCAGCGTAGCAAGCGAATTGCAGCCCATTGTTGCTGATGTGTTTTCTTTTTTTGGAGACGCAATTATTTCCGGGATGACAAGCGCGATTGAAAACTCTGACTTTTCGTTCTTGCTTGACATTTTTGATAATGTTAAAACAGCAGCTGAAAAAGTCGTGCCTGTAATTGAAGAAATCGCACCAGCACTTGTGACGGTTGGTGCAGCTGTAAAAGGCTGGCAAATCGGGACGAAAATCCAAAAGATGGTGACGGCTTTTGACGAAGCTAAGGTTGCTGTTTCTTTGTTCAGCATGGGACTTTCTGACGCGGAAATTGCACAGGGTGCGCTCAATGGCACATTAAAGGCATCCGAAGTTCTTGCCGGATTGCTTACAGGGAAGATTTCTCTTATGACGTTGGCACAGGCGGCAGCGGCAAAAGCGCAAGCTGCTTTTAATGCGGTTTTTGCAGCAAACCCCATTGCACTGGTTGTGGTTGCAATTGGCGCACTGGTTGGCATTTTGGCTGTGCTGTATGCGAAGAACGAAGATTTCAGAAATTCTGTAAATGGCGTTATTGAAAGCATCTGGGCAAAAATCGAAGAGCTTGTAGCATGGGTGCAGCCTTATGTTGAAGCGGCTATGCAGGTTATTGGGCAAGTCGTTACGCAGGTCATTACAGATTTGACACCAGTCATACAGAGCATCGGTGAAGCGTTCAGCGCTGCATGGAGCCTTGTACAAACTGTATGGGCATGGGCAAGCGCATTTTTTCAGGCTATCTTCCAGGCAATTGTGGTTATCTTTGCGCCGTTTGCACCGATTATTAGCGGATTCTTCCAGGGCGCGTGGATCATTATTCAAAGCATCTGGAATGTTGCGGTAAGCTTTTTCCAGACTGTGTTTAATTTGATTACCGGCGTGTTTTCTACAATTGACGCTGTGTTGTCTGGTGACTTTCAGAGCGCGTGGGAGTCGATTCAGGGCATCTTTGAAGGGGTGTTTGACTTTTTCTCTACGGTCGGCCAAAACGCTGTTGAGGGCATCAAGGGTGGCATTGCGGCTGTTTGGGGTGGTCTTGTCAGCTTCGTGCAGGGCTTGTGGGATGGCATCAAGAGCATTTTTGTCATCAATGCAAGTGATGTGAAAAACAACACGGGGTCTGACGGCAGCCACGCAGGCGGCTTGGATTATGTGCCTTTTAATAACTATGTGGCGAATCTGCATCGCGGTGAAATGGTTCTGACAGCCGATGAGGCTGACAGTTACAGACGCGGTAAGGGCAGCAGCAACGGTTTTACCCTAACGCAAAATATTTACGCGGCAAAGCAGACACCGGTTGAACTGGCAGCAAGTACAGCAGCGTATTTTCAGCGGGCAAGGTGGGCGATATGAGTTTTTTAAGCAAGACTTTTAAATACGTCAACTCGCTGGGGCAGTCTATCGTGTTTGACTATGAGCATGGTTATCTTATAAGCAAGCCGGATGGCATTGATACAATTTCGGTTACTGCCAACACGGCGCAGGGTATCGGTCAAGTAGGCGCTACGGTGCAATCCAAGGCCATTCAGACGCGGCCTATTACCATCAATGGCAGAGTTATAGGCAATGACGCGCAAGCGCTGAAAGACGCGCTTATGACCGTTGTACGGCCTGACCTGACAGGGGTGTTGTATGCCGGGGACTGGCACATAGACGTTATTGTAACGGCATCGCCTACCATTGGCGCATCAAAACGCGGTGCGCCGTTTCAGCTTGGCTTGCTTGCCCCCTACCCGTATTGGGAAAGTGGCGAACGAAAGGCAATGCAGCTGCGCGGCGTGCAAAAAGGTTTTAAATTTCCATGGAATATCAGCAAAACGTATTATTTCGGCAAAGTCATTGTGCTGAAATACATTGTTTTGCAGAATTTCGGGCAGTTTGATGTTCCGTTTATTCTGGAAATCAATTGCGTTGGCGAGACGGCAACAAATGTAGGCATTGAAAACATGCTGACAGGTGAAGTGCTGCGGCTGGAAAAAACGCTTGTGGAAGATGAGCGTGTCGTTATTAAGACATCGCACGGAAAAACAACGGTCACAAGCTCTAAGGACGGTGACTGCCGGGGTGCACTTACGCTTGAAAGTACACTATACAGAATCCATACGGGCGATAATGCGTGGAAACCTACTGCGGACAGTGGGCTTGAAAACGTTGAGATGAGTGTTTCGTTTGCGGAAGAAAGTGCGGGTGTAACGGTAATATGAGATTAGAGCTGTTCTCCCCTGACCTTAGTAACCGACACGAAATCACACACGCGATCAGCAGCGAATTCAGCGACTACTATAACGATGTGGGAAAATTTACGGTAGTTTTGCCGATGGATGAGTACAACATCGGGATAGTGGAGCTGGATGCTGTTTTGTACATTGTAGAGCGAAGACTTGCGTATACGGTGGAAGAAATACAGTTCGATTGCGATAACAGCGAAATCACGTTGAACGGTTACAGCCTGAACAACAAACTGAACCGGCGTGTTATTGCGGCAACTGCTAGCATTGCCAACGTGGAAACAGATGTATACAGCGTTATTACTGCCAACCTGCGCGGGCTGCCTGTACTGCTGGCGAAGAAAAAAGGCTTGACAGAAACCGTGAAAGCAACAGAGGTGTACGGGGATGAACTGTTAAACTGCATACAGCCGATTTTGACAGATGCCGAGATTGGAAACCGGATGGTTTTGGACTACAGAGCCAAAACGGAAACGTTTGAATTGTATAAGGGCGTTGACCGCACAGAGGGATTAAACGCGGTCCTGTTTGTGCAGGAACGCGGAACGGCGCCGGGGCTGGTAGTTGACAAGGATATTTCTGAATACAAAAATGTGTGCTACTGTGAAGCGCAGTACAAAGACGGTACAAAGTTTGTGGTGCAGGCTGGCACGGCCAGCGATGCGGAACGGCGCGAACTATGGGCGAGGTTCAGCGGAGACGCACAGCAGGATGGCGAGACAAACGCTGCGTTTCAGACGCGCGTTAAGCAGTATGCAGCGTTGCAGCTAGGTAGCCATTTGAACCGAAACGGATTTGACATTGACGCGGACGGCGATGAACTGGGCACGGCATATAATGTCGGAGATTTGGTTTGGTGCGTTTCTTTGCGGCTGGGTGTAAAGTACAAGGCAAGAATAACGGCGGCAAAGTATTCACAGGATGCAAACGGGTCGAGCGTTAAGCTGGTTATTGGCGACCCGATTTTAACAGTGTTGAGGTGAGACAGTGGCAGAAATTAAAAATTTCCCGAATAATGTTGACGAATACATCGGGGCACAAAATGTCATGAAGTGGCTGCACGGTCGTACAAGCGGCGTGTTTGGCGCGGACGGCAATTTAAGTGTTACTGCAAACGGCAATATGACGGTAAGGGTATCTGATGGCGTTGGTTGGCTTGCGAACGACAAAGCAGACGGTACAGTTTTTTGGAATGATACCAAAGAACAGAACGGCAGCGAGTTACAGCTGACAATCCCGCTGGCGAATGCTGTATCGCCGCGTATTGACCGTGTTGTTGTGAGTTGGGACACAGTAGACTATGCAGCAAAACCGCGCATTGAAGTGCTGAAAGGTACTGCGGCTTCTACACCTGTTGCACCGGCACTTACAAACAATAGTCTGTTGCGGCAGATTTCGCTTGCACAGATTGCAATTCCTGCGGCAGCAAGCAAAATCACGGCGGCCAATATTACCGATGAACGACTTGACAGCACAGTATGCGGGCTTGTGACGGATTGGGTAAACGTTGATACCAAGATGATGCAAGAACAATTTGCTGCTTTTCTTACCCAAATTAAAACTGAGCTGGAGCAGCTGCATGCTGGAACGGCTACGATGATGCGTGCCACCTACGACCCGCAAGGACGGAACACGGACATCTTTAAGTACACGGACAAGGTCTCCAACATCTACTACGCCAGGCTTACGCTGAACGGGTGGACGGCCTGCAGCAGCGCCGACCAGGCCAAAGACCTGCTGTACCAGCAGACGGCTACGCTGACCTGCGCGAACAGCCATGCGCCGGTGGTGACGGCTGCCAGCGAGTTTTTGTCCGGCATCGGCTACGACAAGACCGGGGTGCCCGCTACCGATGATGTGCTGAATGAAGTGCAGGACATCATCAACGACGGCGTGACGGTCACGGCGTACAATTCGGTGCTGGTTAAGGTGAAAAAAAAGCCCACCGCCGAGATCCGGGCGCGGTGGGTCATTCAAAGTTGATGGAGGTTTAGCATGAAACATTGTAAAAAATCTTCGGCATGTGCTGCGCGGGGGTGCTGCTGATGGGTGTGGCACCGAGGATTCCGGGTGAGAACGCAAAAGGGAAAATGCTTGCACAAATCTATGAATACGGAACAGGGTCGGCAAGCATTAAGGCACTTTACTGTAACGAGGAATTGGCAACCGCTTCAGATGGCGCTTTTGAAATCCATATTAAAAAAGCGGGTACATATCGGCTTATTGGCTGGGTGCAGGCACG